TCTCAGAATGATCAGTGTCAAGTATATTAGGCTCTGGATGTGCAAAGTCAACAGTAAATAAATAGCGACCGTGGTGCCATTTCTTATCTTTACCTATATATTTACCTGCTTGTGATTCTAGAATATCCCAACTAGTAACAGCAGGAAAGTAACTAAAAGAATTCCAGAGCTGAAGTTCATCAAGTCGTCTCTTGGGGACGTCATCTGGTTTAAATCCTCTTTGAATAAACGCGCTAATTGGTAAGCGATAAAATATTGCACCGTTTTCCATAATAGC